TAGCGGCTCTGATATCTCCATCAGCCGGATTAGCCGGGACGATTATCTAAGCATTCCCACAAAGTCGTCTACGGGAAGGCCTATACAGTTCTATGTAGATCGGCAGATAACACCGGTCGTTAAGGTATGGCTTACCCCTGAGAACAACACGGATATTATAATTTATGACCGCCTTGTCCGGATAGATGATGCGGATGCGTCAGTAAACACCGTCGAGGTCCCCTTCAGGTTCTACCCCTGTCTGGCAGCGGGTCTGGCTTATTATATTTCAATGAAAAGAGCCCCCGATAGGATGCAGTTCCTGAAGGCCGTCTATGAGGAGGAGTTCCTCAGAGCCGCCGAGGAAGATAGAGATCGGGCAAGCTTCAGCGTTGTTCCTTCATATAGTTATCTGAGCGCGACATCATAATGGCACGGTTTGCTTCAAATAAGCATGCCTTGGGCATTTCGGACCGTTCCGGTGCCGCATATCGTTTGAGAGACATGAGGAAAGAGTGGACTGGAATGCTCGTCGGAAAGGACGAATGGGAATCCAAGCAACCTCAGTTGATGGTCTTAAAGACTCCCGCAGACCCGCAGGCACTGCGCAACCCACGACCCGATAGGACGGAACCGGCGGTCACTGTGCTTCTTCCCTTCGACTCTTTTCGTTCTGGAAGTAGTGGATCTGCGGTCATAACAGTCACGGAACCGGGGCACGGAAGAAGCACGGATGATACGGTTCGGTTCCGCGATGTAGACCCCTTCGACGGGTTCTCCTCGGCAACTATCGAAAGTTCTGTTGGATATTCTATAACTAAAGTTGATGATGATAGTTACACGTTTAGTGCCAGCAGTGGAACCGCAACAACGGGTGACGTAGAAGGGGGCGGTGGGGTCTCATCTGCGGGCCCCGTAACCGTGAGCGCATAAAATGGCTTTTACTTTTACAACATTAAAAACCGCTATTCAGGATTATACGGATAATACGGAGACGACCTTCGTAAACCAGCTACCCCGATTTATCCTGAACGCGGAAGAACGCATCCTGAAAGAGTGCCAGTTAGACGACTTCAGGAAGAATGTGTCGGGTACGGTCACGCAATCGGTGAAGTTCCTGACGAAGCCGACAGACTTCCTGGCCCCTTTCTCCCTGAGTGTTGTGAACAGTTCCAATAACGAGTTCCTTTTATACAAGCACGTGACCTTCATTCAGGATTACACACCAGACCCGGCCACCACGGGTGTGCCCCGATATTACGGAGATTGGGACGAAGATAGTTTTATCATGGCCCCTACGCCTGACGGCAACTATGCAGCCGAATTGCACTATTTCTACCGCCCCCAGTCCATTACTGCATCTGACGACGGGACGAGTTGGCTTGGTACAAATGCGGAGCTATGCCTCTTATACGGTAGCTTGATGGAAGCCTATACCTTTATGAAAGGTGAGACGGACCTACTGACGCTTTATAACAGCAGATTCCAAGAATCCATCGAATGGCTGAAGAATTTAGGGGAAGGTGAGCAGACTCAGGATCAATACAGGTACGATGTCGTCAGAAAAGGTGTCCAGTGATAGATAGGGATCTGAACGGTGCGAAGGTCGCCATTGTAGGTCTTGGCGGGACACAGGGCACTTTCACCTCCTCTGCCGCAAACGGCAAGATCTACGACGAGGTTTGGGCTATCAACTCCATGATGGTCCCGATCAAGCATGACCGCGTTTTTATGATGGATCCAGCATCAAGATTCTTGGATACTGAAAATGCGGGTGCCCAGACTGATGCAATGCGGGTAATCTTGGGAGAGCACCCCGGACCAATCTACACCTGCACTCTGGATGAAAGGGTTCCCGGCGCTGTTCTTTATCCTCTCGAAGAAGTGGTTAAGGATACGGGACTTTGCTATTTTAACAACACGGTTCCCTATGCCATAGCTTTCGCTATTTATCACAAGGTCAAGAAGCTCTATCTGTACGGGATCGATTATTCCTATAAGTCGAATCTGGTTATGGCGGAGGCAGGAAGGGCCTGTGCCGAGTTCTGGCTTTCCGCAGCTATTGCACGAGGTATGAAGGTGGAAGTTGCCCACGATTCTACCCTCTTGGACACCAACGTCCCCGAGGCAGAGAAGCTCTACGGGTATCATCGGCTGGATGATCCTCTGGTTTTGTCTATCTCAGAGGGTTCTCTAACGGTAGCAAAGAAGTCAGAAGCCACTCCTCCAGAGCCGACAGATGAGTCTGTCCTGTATGGTAGACACGACAAGGTGGTTTTATTGAAAGAAGCCGTAAATGTTTGATGTAGGTGTTTCACTTTCTGTAGGTGACGTTGAGGTAGTAACAACGAATAACAGGGGTCTTTCGGTGGAAGAAGCTGCTCAAATGGCTGTAAACAAGATACTTTATGTGTCTAAAGACGCACCAGACCCAATCCGTGAACAGGCAATAGCCTTTAAAGATACAGTGCATGAGGTTATAGTCCATTATATGAAATATGCTGTGGACCAGGATAGAGCAACCATTGCCGCCAAGTTAAGGGAAGCTGGTTTCCCTGAACTGGCGAATAATTTAAGGAGCCTTTGATATGGCAATTACAACCGCGATGTGTACATCATTCAAGGGTGAGCTACTGTCTGCCACCCATGATTTTGATGCCTCTGGTGGAAACAGTTTCAAACTGTCTTTATATGCCATAGGAAGTGGTGGCAAGAGTTCCACTACAGCAACCTTGGGCGCGGCTACTACAGCTTTCACCACTACGGGGGAGGTTGCGTCCAGTGGCAGTTATGTTACCGGAGGCACCGCATTAACTAATATAAATCCCACTACTTCAGGGACTACCGGGTTCACCGATTTCGCTGACCATAGCTACACAACCGCCACCATTACAGCCAGGGGTGCCTTGATCTATAACGACACGAACGGTGATAAAGCCGTCTGCGCCTTGGATTTTGGCGGAAACAAGACCAGTACTGCTGGCACGTTTACGATAGCGTTTCCTGCTGCCGCCGCTAGTACGGCGATTATCCGGATTGCGTAGGGGGTAATGCTTTGGCAATCATCACAGGCTGGGGAAGGGGCACCTGGGACGAGGGTGCGTGGAACTCTCCTATTGCCGTCGATGTTACGGGCGTTGCGGGTACGGGCGCGGTTGGCACTGTTACAATCACAGGTACAAGCACCCTCACTCTTACGGGCGTTGCGGGTACGGGTGCCATTGGTACGGTCGTCCCGGCGGCGGGTGCTGGCGTCACGGTTACGGGTGTCGCGGCCACGGGGAGCGTTGGCACTGTTACAATCACGGGCACCGCAAGCGTCGTCCCTACGGGTGTTGCAGGAACAGGAGCCCTTGGCACTGTTACTATCACGGGTGACGCGCCCAGTGTTGCGGTTACGGGTGTTGCAGGCACCGGTCAAATTGGCGTGGTCGTTCCCACGGCGGGTGCTAGTGTTACGGTTACGGGCGTATCGGCCACGGGCGCGACAGGAGAAACAAACGTCTGGGGCATTATTGACGCTTCACAAACACCTAGCTGGTCTGCGGTTGATAACTCACAAACACCTAGCTGGTCTGCGGTTGACGCTTCACAAACCCCTGACTGGACAGATATAGCGGCATAGGAAAAGATCATGGCTTCTACATACACAACCGGCTTCGGTATTGAGAAAATTGGCACTGGCGAACAGGCCGGTGCCTGGGGCACTACTACGAACCACAATGCCGATATTATTGATCGGTTGGCTTCGTATAAGGCTGTGGCCCTGTCCGGGACAACGCACACGCTCACGGTACGGGAAGCCTCTCCGGGGTCAGGAACCGAGAACCTTCAGGACGGCATGTACCGGGTAATTAAGTTCACGGGTGCTCTTGGTGCCAACAATACGGTTACGATAGCGCCGAACACGTCACCGGCTTGGTTCATCATTGAGAATGCGACCACGGATTCTGGTTCAAGCGGGCCTTACTCGGTAATCCTGACGCAGGGTTCCGGGGCAAACGTCACGGTTCAGAACGGCAAGAATGCGATTATCTACTGTGACGGGGCAGGTTCCGGGGCAGTGGTTTATGATGCTCTAGCGGATATTCAGGTGGGAACTCTGGAGGTTACCGGGGCTGCGGCTATTGACGGCGTTACCACACACGGCGGGAATGTAGTCAGCGACACCGACAGCACAGATGATCTTGGAACTACGACCGTCCGATGGGCCAATCTGTTTGTGGACGCAATTACCGCGACTGACCAGATTACTGCCACCGGATTCACCGGCACTCTGGACGGTATACTCGGCTCTGGCACGGCTGCGGCTGCTTCAGTGACAACACTCACCGCGAGTGGCATAGCCTCAATTGACGACACCACCGAAAGCACCTCGGCCACCACCGGCTCAATCCACACTGATGGCGGACTCGGGGTCGCTAAAGCTTACGTCGGCACCGGGGCAATGAAGGTATCTACGGCCACCACCATTATTCCCATGAACCCAATACAATCTGCCAATCATGCTGCCATGTATATCCAACAAACAGGTGGATCGGCGTTCACCGGCAGCAATGGTCTGGGTGCCTTGCATGTCGCGGTTTCGGCTTCATCCGCAGGTGACGCGGTCGCTATTGCCAACGCCGGTGACGGTAAAGCGCTCACAATCACCAACGGTGTAATATCTCAAGACGACACCACCGACACCACCAGCACCACCACGGGCAGCATCCATACGGACGGCGGGCTTGGGGTGGCGAAAGCACTGTGGGTTGGAACTGCGGCAACAGTTTCCAGTTCTTCTGCTGGCACCTTGCTTAATCTTATCAGCACCGAAGGCGGTACATCCGGTGGGCCAGCTATAGAATTATTCCGCAACAGTGCTTCCCCGGCCACGAATGATGAAATCGGGCAACTGTATTTCTACGGTGAGGACGGTGCCGGGAACAAGACAGAATATGCCAGCTATAATGCTAAGATTGGCACAGTTACATCAACAGCCGAGGACGGTAAATTAGAGCTTGATATGATGATGGCCGGTTCATTGGTCAATGTTGTTAAATATGACTTGACCGCTGGAAGTCCACCAACCGTTACCTATAACTCTGGCAACGAAAACATAGATTTCCTTTGGAACGCCGATGACGGCACAGACATATTATTTCTTAACGCCGGTACAAGCGGCGTTTCTATGGGCGGCGACTTATCAGCCGTAACAGTCGCCGGGGGTATGCTGGCGTCAAAGGCGGAGATGGAGGCGGCATCTGCGACTGATCATATTGTAACCCCCGCTATAATGAACGACCACCCCGGCATGATGAAGTGTTGGGTATCCTACAACCAAGTGTCAGCCGCCATTCTGGCTGAACATAATTCATCTTCCGTTACTGATTCCGCCACGGGGAGATCGACCACAGTGTGGGATACTGATTTCTCTGCGGCTACTTACGCCACGGGAGGAACGGCTCTTGCTGGTGTCGCAAATCACGGCGTTGAGCTTATTGCGGGCAGCAAGGCCACTACCGGGTGCGGGTATGCCGCCAAAAATTTCGCAGGGAATCTTGATGGGGATACAGCCGATCTTAATATTTGGGCAGCAGGGGATCAGTGATGCCAGTTAATAAAAGAATTGTTTGGACAAGAGCCGACGACGGAGGGGTGTCTATCACTATCCCTGCGATTGGGTCTCGCATGGTCGGAGAGATTAGTCTCAAGGATGGTGTTGCGACTATTTTGACCGAAGAACGAATTGTCCCCGCCGTCAGGAATGACGAAGGTAATATTGTAGAGGAGCAGAAGATTGTCCACGATCCGCTAAGAAACGTACAATTCGACCCGTCTGTCCCTCTGAGAAATGCCTTGGCGAGGATCGGGTTGCAGAGTACATGGACGCCCGAAAAAATGTTGAAAGTGGATGTTGTGTACACGGAAACCGAAAGCGATTTTCTGGCGCGTGTTCAGGCGAAAGCTGTCCCTGCCGATGCTACTAATGTACATATTTGCGACGATACAGATATTCCAGAGAGAGATGAGTTTCGGAACGCATTGAGGCAGACTAACGCTGCACCGCCTGTTGTTGACATGCGTGAGGCTAGAATCCTGAAGACAGATACCATACGCACAGAGCGGAATAAGCGGCTATCAGATGAGGATATT